TACTCATTGGTAATTAACTCGCGGATAAGCTCAAAGGACTTGGTAAAAACCGAACAACCCCATGGTAATGCTTAACGCGGGCGTGGTTTTCAAGTCCTTTGAGCTTTTAATACGAACTCTCTTAAAAGGAAGAATCGATATTCTTGAGCAGTGTGATAATGCGCGCCTTTGCATTCCTCACCTTAGTATCCTCTCGAGGATTGTATGGGCCACCATACTCTCTAGGAATGCGAGACCCTAATTGCCTTAGCTTTCCAATTGTATTGTATTCCCTATTGAATATGTCTCTATCCCTTGGGAGATTGTTCCTCTGGAATATGCCATCTAGTCCTGCGGAGGATTGAGCTCCACGTGGAGCGCCACTGCTATCCTCACGACGAGGAGGTAAATCAGCGAGACCATCACCATTTCCATCCTCATACACTGGGGCTGAGAGTCCTCCTAGAGGTATGCCTCCTAATCCTGCGGGACGTGCTGCTCTTGCTGGCTCTGGTCCAAGAGGCCCACTGTTCTCAGCGATATAGTCAGCGAAGAATGGGAGATTGGTGCGCTGCATTCCATTGGCCACTTGCGCCGCTGTGAATCCACGCTCTACTAGCCCATCTGCCACCTCCTTCACGAAGTTATTAGGATTTGGATACTGTAGCTTCACGAACTCCTCTACATCATCAGTATCTGCAAATCCAAGGTCTTCTAGTACTCTCTTAATCTGATCATCCACAACATCTTGTAGAATCAACCCATCCATTTGGGGAGCTTCTTGAGCATTGGGGTCAATTCCAGACATGCCTAGAGGCTGTACATAGGGAGGGAAGGCGTCCCGCTCCCTATCTGCGCTCTCGCCGAAATACCCAGAATCACCGTAGATGACTTGTCCATTACGCTCGCCAAAACGCTGACGCTGTGGGTCATCATTGCGTCCAGCAAGAGGTGCGCGAGGCATGCCGCGCATCTCGCTATCCTCACGAGCCTCTGCGGAAAAGCCGAACTGACCATCGCCGCCACCCCCACCATTGCCGAAATCATCTTCGTCTCCACCACCATCGCCATCAAAATCCTCCATGCGATGGTCTAATGCGGCAGAACTACCGCGTTCTGTATTCAGTAGATTGATGAGCGCATTCTGACGAGATAGAGCATTCTTGGAATCTGATTCCTTAAACATGAAACGATTCAGTTCTAAAGTCCGTACGAGTCCCTTCATAATTGTCTGCTTATCGCGTGTGGAGGCATAGAGATTGGTCAGCATTACCTTGGCAATGTAGTTGATCTTCGTTAAGAGGAACTTTAGTGTCTCCACATAGGCGGGCTTCTCGGGGTCTACTGTGTATTCTTGTGTCTGGTAGTTCAGTAGAGAGTTGTAGCCTAAGTAACATGCCTCGATGATATCATTCAAGTCTAGGTCTTCCATCTTTGGCGCGCTACGGATTAGCATCTGAATGATTTCCTTCACGTTCTCGAATGTGAATCGAGTGATATCACCATCGGTGATGGCATCTGTTAGCGCGCGCAGATAGAGGAAAAAGGTCACCTCATCCTGTGACCCGTTTCTCGTATTGTCCTCAGTGTTGTGATCAGAGCCCATCTTCACGGCATATCCTTGAGCTACAGCATTGATGCGATTGAGTTGGGTGACACGGTCGGCGAGGTTCTTCTGGTAGTAGTCTGCGCCTTCGCGAGTCTTCATCACACCACCACGTAGGCCTGCACCAACTGCCCCAGTTTCTGTCGTGACAAAAGGGGCTGTGCTACCATCGCGCCGGGCCGATGGGAAACCCACCATTCCATGGGAAGGATTAGCGAACTTGCGCTGCCCTAGCACTGGCTTGGGGAGATGGTAGTTGTGTGGGCCGGTCATCATCAAGCGCTGGGATGTCCTTCTTGATTGTAGGCCATCCATAACAGCCGCGACAGCAGCTACCCGCTTCTCCTCATGGTACTTCGCTTGGAAGTCGGTGCCAATCATAATGTCTGGAGGACTTCCTTCATAACTCGGGAAATAGTTGAGTGGGATGTTATAGTGCTGGATGAAATTGTAGGGGAAGGTCATCTGCACACCTTGGTCGCCAAAAGGCTTTTTGGTTGGAACAGCGGACATCCTCTATATATAAGGCAATCATATTTTATTCAAAAAATATGATTCTCTCGCATGCTACATTTTTGTGTTCACGTCAGATATGCCTTGTATATCATCTTTGCTTCGGAGAGTGATACACCGAAATGGGACCTCAAGACGTTAAGCGTTTCCGCATCATAACCAGCTCCAGTTCGGGTGGCAGCCCTCACGCGTCGTGGTTGCGCTACTGGTTGGACATTTTGAGCGGATAAGGCTTTCATGGAAGCCTCTTGAATGGCTTTCTGTTGTGCGAGTTGATTCTTAAATGCAGAAGATTGCTGAGCAGACCGACGTTGTATTAGCAGTTTCTGCTCTTCTAGTGTTCTTTGCTGTATTTCTCTTGCTATAGACGACTGGCTTTTCAATTGTTGGGCTATACGTTGCTGAATGGCTGCCTGTTGTTGCGCGCGCTGTGCAATTTCTTGCTGTTGACTCTGACGCTGTCGGTTTATACGTTCAGCCTCTATTTTCTGCTGTTGTATCATAGAGGCACGCTTTTCAGCTTCTATTTTTGCTTGCTGTTGCTGTTTAGACATAGCGAGGGAATCTGAACGAGCCTTATTAAAATCTAATTGTAATTGCGAAATATATTTACTATCTTCCTCAAAGGGTAAATCGTGTGTATAAATCTCTGATTGATTACGGCCAAACATTATATCTTGCGCAGGCTGTAGTACATCCAAATATTCAGTAGATTGTCCCCTACTAGATGGAGTATACTGTGTTCCACTTGGACTATTGCCATGTTTTATTGCAAGATTGATTACACTTGGAAGCAATGAAGCAATAAATGCCATACTATCTAGCTACTATATTAAAAACTAAGCATCTGCGAGAAGCCTCTTCATGCGCTCCTTCAGAGCCTTAGTATAGCTCCTAATAGTTACACCAGACCCGGAAAGCTGCTTCTGTAACATGCGACGAGCGGCTGGGTCAAGTGCTGGATCCTTTTGTCTCCTACCAGCACCTACTTGGCCAGACCCATAGAGTTGCCTCTGCATCATGCGAAGAGCAATTGGATCAACTGCTGGGGTGCGGGAGACTGTTGTGGGGCGGATGGTGGTTGTGGGGCGGACGGTAGTTGTGGGGCGGACGGTAGTTGTGGGGCGGACTGTTGTTGTGGGGCGGACTGTCGAGACTGGAACATTATTCAGAGAAGGGGATGGTTGTGTGCGAACAGGGAGACCAGTTGGTGGGGATTGTGTGGTAGGAGTTGGCACGGGGGGGACGGGATTTACACGTGGAGGAACTATGGATGTCTGGGGCCCGTATCTAGCCGCAATTGCCGCAGCAGCAGCAGCAATTTGCCTCTCCATGGCCGCTTGTTGTTGTGCTTTCATTTCCTCATACTGCCTTTGGTATTCACCGGCGACTTTTGCAGCCTCTTCATATTGTCTTGCGCGTTCTAGTTCCATCGCACGCATTGCCCTCTCATACTCGGCTTGATCACGTACCCTCTGTTCTTCTATTGCCAGTAGATTCGCCTCTGCGGCCTTTTTATCCGTCTCCGTATTCTTTTTATTTGTAGCTATTATCGCATCATTGATTATTTTATCAGCCGCAGCCTGTGCCACTAATTTATCTATCTCGGCTTGTTCTGCTGCATCTTGAGCTGCGTCTCTCTTCTTTTTCTCTTCATACTCTGCTTCTTGATATAGAGACAGACCAAGAGGGAGAGCAGTTCCTAGAGCAATACCTGCTAAGTTCATGGGTGTTGCATATTGGTATGCCGCAGTTCCAGCCTTTCCTGCTAACGCCGATGCTCTTGATGCTGCTGCTGATGCTGCTGTTCCTGCTCTTGCTGCTGCTGCTGATGCTGCTGCTGCTGATGCCCTCGCTGCTGATGCTGCTGCCGTTGCTGCAGATCTTGCACCACTTATAGCTACACGGCCTATGGTGGAAAATAGAGAGCCGAGACTACCGCCTTCCAGATGTTCGTCACATTCACAGTATTTGGAATGCGCCTTTCTACGAGGTTTGCGACCACTCCCAACACGACGGGGGGTTAGTTCTATAGAGTGCATCCCCCTCAGCTCTGCTAGTACTCTTGGGTCAAAAGACATTCTTATACTCAAGAGTAAGATTTTCTATAGTTACATGATTCCATCAATAAAGACCCTCCTGCTTCACAATGCTGGATGCCTGCATGAGTGAGACGCCGCGTTCGCGCATCACCCTCTTTACAATCTGTGCGCGGGCTGCGCGACCATCACTACGTCCAGCGGGGGCACGCTTTCCGCTTCCCCTCTTTGCTAGAGCAACAAGCTTGCGGGCCATGTTGCGTGGCAGATTTCCAGACTGTAGATAGGCCGCAAGCTGGGCACGAGTCAGCTGCGCGAGGATTTCGTCTGGTAGTGCGCCAGTTCCGCCGGGTCCTCCGGGTCCTCCGGGTCCTTCGGGTCCGAGGGGTCCGAGGGGTCCGAGGGGTCCACCGGGTCCAAAAGGTCCGTCGCTTGGACCACCGCTTGGGCCACTAGGTATAGGAGGAGGAAGCATATCACCAGAATAGTCATCATAGTAACCAGCATCCCCGCTCTGCTGAGCTGTATCCGATAGATAGGCGCCAAGCATGCCCAGAGGCACTCCTAAGGCTAATGCTGTAGCAACACGGCCAGTAGTCACAGTCTTACCTAGGCGGCTGCCGAGAGCGCCTAAGCGGCTGCCGAGAGAAGCACCGGGTGCGGCGAAATAGCTCGCATACTGGCTTGGAGAAAGGGTGGGCCTTGCTATGCCGGTAGTGAGTGCTGTAGATGTTAGAGGTGCTGCATCTACGGCGACATTGGCGGCTTGACTGGCGAGAGGTGCGGAAGGGCGGGGGACATAAGAGGGGCGGACGAACTTCCCAAGACGGCTGCCTAATGAGCCAACGGCGCCAACAGCGCCACGTGCTCCACTCACTATTCCCTTAAAAATATCAGTTACTCCAGCGCCCTCCATGTCCTCATCGCTGCTGCTGTCATTATCACATCCACATTGCCTACACCTCCCGCCCCTGTGCATGTCGTGGCGCTTCATTTGGCGCCTTGGTTTGGCACCTCCACGGAACTGGGACAGACCCATCGAAGGAGTTGCTCCTGCCCCGTAGAAGTGCTTTCCATTCCCACGCATCTCCACACGCTGCCCTTCTTCTTCCATGGCGCGCATATCTGCTAACTGGCGTCTCTGATCGCGAACGGCCATCGTATGCTATACCTTACGCCCACATTCTTTTTTTAATGGAAACTCTATATCGTATATACGCTGTTTCGGAGATGTTGTCGGTCCCTTCTGCATATATCCCTCTATATCTATACATTGAGATGCCGCGTTGAACTTCACAGTATTTACAATGGGGAGAGTCATGTGGCTAATCGGAATAGATACACGAAATCGTACCCCATTAAATACATAGAGCGCACTGGTTGTCCAACTACTCAACATCTCTACTAGAATACTAGAAACACTGTATAGATGGACCGCAAATACTTTGACGATTTGGGTGGGGCGTTTGTCATGATTCCGAGACCTCGATTCATTCAAGAGCATACGAATCTATTGAAGGTGCTGCAGCGTAAAAATCCAAAGGAACTTGACGCGGAGGCACGTGATCAGAAGACTGAGCTTCAGATGGAGCTGAAAAAGAAGAAGAAAGGTTCTAAGTGAGCTTTGTCATCAGATCATTAGGAATGAATACACACTCTTGGGGCTGGTTGTTGTAATCCGCACGCGCACCCCGAGAATACATGCGACGCTCAAAGGGGGCGAATACCTCCTTTGAATATTGGATGCCATAAATACCATCTTGGAATGCGTAACAAATCCAATAGGTGCGATTAGGATTCGCCTCAGCGATATCCACCTTGTTAGCCCCGATAGGAGTATCCGGATACTGATCATAGGTTGCTCGACGAGTCTTGAGTTCCACGAAGAAGGTTGCACCATCGTCGTAATCAAAACACTTCCAGCCCCCACGGTGGATTAGCTTGCGTTTGAAAACTCCTTCGATCTTGCTCTTATTCTGTATCTCGCTCTGTGTTCCAAAGACCTTGTCGGCTGCGTAGGTGGCCTTGGGAGGGGAGGACATTTCTACCATAGGGAAAGAAAATCTGCCGGAGGTATTTACGCGCGGAACGATGAGGCCTTTTCTTTTTCGTGGCCTATACTATAGAATGGACAAGCCAGTAGGTGTTCAACCTCCTATAGAAATTAAGAAGCGTAAGAAGAGGGAGAAGAAACCTCCGATTCTATTTGAAATCCTCCATGGCTCGTTCGTTGTATCGTTTAATTAATTACACATCGTCATTTACACGGAGATAGCTGCGCTGCTCAGACATCGAGTGGCCCATTGCCTCAGCGTCCTCCTTCATCTCGGCCACATCATATTTGTCGGAGAGGAAGATATGGCGGAGCATAGAGCTCCCCACACGCTTACCAAAAATGCGATTTAGGACACGAGTGATGGCATTCACAGCAGTCAGAGGATGGCCATCACCAGCTACAAGGAAGGGAACAGCCTCCTTGCCCTTGGATGCCTTGAATAGAGGCTGGAACTTCAGATACATCGCAATGGTATCCATGAGAGGCTGGGTCTCGGTATTTGGGATTGCAATGATTTGCGCCCCATACTTCTTTGCGGTCTTGTACTTGTTAAAGATGAAACGCTGGCCGGCCAAATCCAGATAGTTCCTATCCTTGGGCATGTCCTCGCGCCACTTCTTGACAACCAGCATGTCCAGATAATCTTGATTGCGTCGAGGCTGGGTATATACATAGAGGCCGAGAACTAACGCATTGAGGAGAGCAGCATACTCTGCCACAGTGACTGTCTTCTTCGCGGCTGCCTTTGTAGCCTCCTCACGCAGTCCATCAGCAGTCTCGCAGATTTCCTTCCAGTTCATCCAGTTCTCCTTCTGCTTCTCGGTCTTCTCGGTGGTATCAGTCTCCCTAGCCTCCTTAGACTTTCCCATCATCTTCTCGTAGTAGTACTTGTAGATTTTCTTGTAGGTAGGCTTCTCATTGATGAGAGAGAGCACGGATACGATAGATGCTAGAATGCTCTTCTGTGTGCTCTGTGCATACTGCTCAATCTTCTTCGCAATTTCCTCCGTATTGCGCAGAAAACTGAGAGTCTTGAATGAAGCCTTGTCATTCAGAACATACATGGTCTTCACATACTGGAGAGCGCTGCTCTCGGTCACACCCTTCTTCTCCACCAGCTCCTTGCTCAGATTGCTCATGAACTCCGTAATCTTGGGGGCTACAGACATCTTCTTCTATGTTGTAGATAAAGAATATTTTTAGACCGGAATTACCGCCGGGAATCATGCGATTACACGCTCGCCACCATCCTCCCACTTGAACATCCAGTGCTCCTTCATTCCGAATTGATCCCTTCTATCTTCGTGATAACCCTTGTAGATTCTTTCCATGGTTGGTGACCAATCTGCCCATCCTAATGGAGAGACAGCCCCATCGCTATAGTTTCCAAATCCGGGAGTTTTACGAAATACATAGGTAAAGCGCTTTGGCCTACTTACTATGGGTTTAGAAGGACCTTGTGCTTTATTATATTCTTCAATTGCTGGCTTTGGCGCCAATGGGTGGGATGGATTTTGGAGTGTCTTGTAAATTTCTTCTGATCGGGCTGGCCCTTTCCCTAGCCTATTATCACTTATCTTTCCATGCATCAACGCATACCACAAATCCTTCATTCCTAAACTAATTGACGCATGATTTAGTTCGCCGGGGGTTTTGATTTTTAAAAGAGCCCTCTGCGCTTGTAATTCCAATCCGGGTTTCATTTGTCCTCGCTCATTTGTAAGGGCTCGGATTTCTCTTCCTATTGCCTCCAAATTACCACCCCGTAGTCTTCTCTTTTTCTTGCCGCAGTTTCCACATACATTTCCGCCTTTCAGATCCTTCGTATTTGCATAGAGGGCCCTCATCTGCGCCGCTGCATCTTCCTTGGGAAGAGGCTCCTTGCTATACTTCTCCTTCGTCTCCGTATTCACAACCCAATATAGATCGCGTTTGGGCGCTTTGCGAAGCTTGTAGGGCATTCTACGAGGGTGGTGAAAAAAAGATAGTGCTACGATAGATAGAATGGAGCTTGGTGAGCAGAAACAGTATCCGGATAACTATTCTGACCAAGTACTTGAAGTATTTGGCGCGTTGTCCATGACTGGGATGAAAAATCTCCAGATTGTCGGCTCTGCCAGCGTCCGTTCTCAGCTCTACGCTGGCGATTATGATGCAGTGGAACGGGTGGAACTGAAAACAATCGGTGAGGGAGTCCAGCGGCTACGTGAAGTTATTAAACGGCTGCGCGCTCTCAAAGTCTATATTGGAGATATCAAATGCGGCGAAGTGCCAGAATGGAATGTATTCCGTCCATCTGCGCGGATTGAAGATGGGCAGCTCATAGACTTCAATCGAACCGAGAGTATTGCGAAGTTAGATGACCTCAAGCGGTCCAATATAATAAGCCCGACAGAGCATGAGAATGCTGCGAGGCTTCTCAACGATGCCACAACCCCATTCGCATTCATAGAGGCGAAGAAGGCCATTCGCATCCACATCCTACGATGGAAACCAATTGACATTCTCAATGGGGTATTGGATTATCGAGGGCAATCTTTTGTATTAGAACATGCGCTGATGAGTGGGGGAATGGTGAAGATAGACGTTGTCGCGAATATAAATAACCAATTCACCGAGTTCTCACTCATCTACACCATTTTTATCAAAGGCAAGCGTGTAACAGCTCCAGTTCCTCCCATTGTTGTAGGATTAACAGAGGACATGATTTACTATGAGATTATTGACCCATTCAAAGCGCTCAAGCGTTTCTTCAGTCTCGCGCGCCATTTCAAGGAGTATGGGACTATGGAGAAGCTCGTACCCATTCTCAATGGGGATTTGGGTCGATTGTATCAGATGGTAGGGGACCTAAAGACGCTAGAGGGTCTGTTAGCCCGTCCATCTGCGCCGACTGCCCAGATTCGCGCGCAGATTGACGAAATCCGCGAGAGGTATGGCAATCTCTACCAACTCAAAACCCTCGTTAGCGCCCAGCATGCGGTGATTGGGAGGGTGTTGAGCACCGTCAAAACTCCCACAACTAAGTTGCGCGTAGCATTGGGGAAGTTAATCGATGAGCTACAAGGGTTGCTGAATGAGGAAACCCTCAAGAGTGTCGCGCCCCTTTTGAAACTGCGGCAGAAGTTGCGGGCTCTTTAGGGGGGAGTGTAGATCATGTAGATGGTGTAGATGCGTTTAGCGGCTAGCCCCTTTCCCTAAAAAAGGGGGGTGAAAACGCCGGTGTTTTTTCGCACCGGCGCAGCGACCTTGATCACATCTACACTATCTACACTATGATATAAATCTCTAAACTACTAGTAGGTCCATGATATAAACATATCAGTGTAGATGTGTAGATGTGGAGTGTAGATGTAAAGCACATCTACACTGGACAAAAAACACCGGTGAGGGGGAAGCCTCCCTATACGATTACCACCGCGGGGTAAAAATGTCTCCAAGTACGGTTAAAAATTGAAAAAACTAACCCCTTAATAATCCCCGCTTTTCATGTAAATCCTTTTACTTTACCGCTGTTTTCGGCCATTTGCGAATATGTTTCGTAAATTGTTTAAAATCTTGGGAGTAAATATAGGATGCCATCCCTCTCATTCACCCCCGCCAAGGATGCCAAGCCAGTTGCTATCGTACGAGGAGGGGACACCGACGGCGAGGTGCTCTTTCTCCATGATGGAAATGTGAAGGCCAAGAAGGGCCATCACATTAACGCGAATGAATACGTGGAAGAACTTCGAACTATCAAGCCTACCGAGCGTGTTCGGCTCATCTCCCGTCTGGAAGAAGCAGTAGCGAAGGGATTAGAACCCGACCAGTTGATTGGTGAGAGCTCATTGGCCGTCAAGTTATACGAGCGCATTCTGAGCGATAAGACCGCATCCAAAGATGTGGAGCTGGAGAATGGCGCATTTGAGCTGCTTCCAACATCTGACCCCAAGAAACGTGACGTGTGGTATATCGCGGGAGCAAGCGGTAGCGGTAAGTCGTATATCGCTAAGGGGCTCGGTGAGTATTACCAGAAGCTGTTCCCAGACCGCAGCGTCTATTTGATTAGCAAGCTGAATGAGGACAGCGGCACGCTAGACAAGATGAAGCCGCCCGCTAAGCGCGTGAATATTCAATCTATGATAGACGACTATCCCGATTTAGATGAGTTCAAGAATTGTATGATTATTTTCGATGACTATGATACGCTAACCGGCCCAGCCGAAAAAGTTGTGCATAAGTTAATAGATGATCTCGCTACTATGGGCCGCCATACGAATACCACCATGCTCTGTTTGTCCCATTATCTTACCAACTACAAAAAAACACGTCTCCTCCTTAACGAAGCCACCCACATCGTTGTCTACCCAATGGCCACAAGCTACCACGCACTTGGCTATCTACTCAAAACGCACATCGGCATGACAAAGGATGATATCCGCGATATCAAGAAGATGGGACGATGGGTGTGCGTCTATAAGCATTTCCCACAGTACTTGATTTCTTCAACACATGCCCGAATGTTAATTCGCGACTAGAATAGAAATGTCTGAATTATTATCCAAAAATATTACTTGGAATCTTCGATTGGAGCAATATTTTTGTGAAACGGGCGAGAAGGCTCTTTGCCTCGCTTGGATTCATAAGCAGGCCGAGGCGGTATATAGTAAGCGTACGACCTTTATCGACCTCCCCGTGATAGTTCTCAGCGGTGTTCTGGGCTTTTTGAGCGTTGGGTCTTCCACCATGTTTAGCGGGAATGAGATGGTGGCGAGTATGGCTGTGGGCGCCGGCTCCCTCTTTGTCTCTGTGCTCAATACCATTGGGAGTTATTTCGGATGGTCCAAGCGTGCTGAGGGACACCGGATAGCCAACATTCAATACGCCAAGTTGCACCGCTTCTTGATGATTGAGATGGCGCTACCACGCGACGAGCGTCTCATACCCCACGATCTCCTCAAGATAACGCGCGAAACGGTGGATAGGCTGCAGGAGATTAGCCCTCTATTGCCTCCAGAATGTATTGCGCTCTTCAAGAAGAGATTTGGAGGCACACGATACGATGGGATAGCGAAGCCAGAGGAGGCTAATGGGTTACATGAGATTGTCCCTTTTCGAGAGGAGGAGGCTGCTTCGGCGCAGCTTGTAGAAACTCCTTACGTAGTCTCTCCAAAAATGTCAGTGATCCTTCAGAACCGAATGTCTTTACGAGTTCCGCCAGAAAATCATTCCCCAGCAGCGCCAGAGGGAGACACGCTCCCCGCACCTCGTTCTCCACCCATGCGTTCAACCATTGGCATTCTGACTGGCCCACCTCCAACTTTAGAGGTTTGAGGATTTTCTTCGTCGTCGCAAGGCTTATCTTCAATTTCGCTTTTGGCTCCGCTTTTGGCTCCACCTTCTTCGTTTGACGGGTATCTTTTGATAACGGTGACACGAAGTTCATTCTCTACTCTACATGCGATATTCCCCGCTCCAAATGTTCCGCTATAGGTTCGCCGCATCTCTAAGGGATGGGGGAGGTTATATCTCCCTCCACTGCCCCCTCGCCGGTAAAGATGTCCAGTGTAGATGTGCCTTACATCTACACTCCAGATCTACATCATCTACACTGATACATTTATATCATGAACCTTCTAGTAGTTTAGAGATTTATATCATAGTGTAGATAGTGTAGATGTGATCAAGGTCGCTGCGCCGGTGCCAAAAAACCCCGGCGTTTTCACCCCCCTTTTTTAGGGAAAGGGGGTAGCCTCTAAACGCATCTACACCATCTACATCATCTACACTCCCCCCTAAAAGGAGGGACCGGCGGATAAATCCTCCCAACCCCTTCTAGAACATGTCAACGTCCCAGAATCTCAATAGATTGACCGGTGTAATGAGCGACCTCTGGATGCTGTATAACGAGGAGCCAGATGTCAAGAATGTAGAGCGACTCTTTGCGATTATCAAGACAGTGAAACTAGTGAGGAGCGAGATGAATAAGGAACGCGAACTGAGGCTCAAGAATGCAGAAGACCATAGCGAACCGCTATGTCGCGATCTGCACCTTCGAACACCTTCTTAGTGCCCATTATAAAAGCATACACGCGGGCTATCGCCCATTGCTCCTTTCCAAGGCGCGCGGCTCGAGGGTATGCGGTAGTATTGGGATTCTTGCTAAAATCGCTCTTGAGTCTTACAGATGCGAGATTCCCTTTCCATGCTCCAACCCCCCGCTTGAAGACCTCTTGAAGGGCTGCAAGCGGTGTCTGTGCTAATTGAGCAATTTCCTCTATCGAAAGAGAAGTATCGCGTGGAAGGTCAAAGATTTTTAAGAACTGTTCGCGATTGGTAGGCATTATCTCTACACTAAGGATAGAATGTCCATCCCAAGTGGTGAAATCGTATTCGCTGGTAGTTGGAGCAGTGCCACCACTTACAGACAAAACGATGGCGTTATAAGTCCAATTGATAGTCTTTTCTATGTGTATATCGGGACACAACCCATAACTGGAGGCTCCGACCCCTCCGTCCAGCCTTCAGTCACATGGATAAACATCCCCCCATCTGCAACGGGAGATATTACGGGCATCGTGGCAGGGACTGGATTGAGCGGAGGAGGGTCTATTGGACAAATAACCCTAGACAACACTGGCGTTCTTGGTGTAGTCGCTGGCACTGGAATTGGTTCGTCTGGAGGTCAAACCCCAACCATCTCCAATAACGGTGTTCTTAGCGTGGATGGCCTAGGGGGTTCCCTCATAACAGAATGCGGCCAATTCTATACGAATACAACCCAGACTATCAGTCTCGTGGGTTCCCCAGCAACCACGGTTCTATCATTTAACATGGATTCGTATTCTGGAAGCGCAATCACACGCGTTGGCGGAACATCTGCTACGCAGTTTTTAGTGAATACCAAAGGAGTCTACAGTCTATCCACACTCGTTCAAATGGATGCTATTGCATCTGGAGACTTATCCGATCCCACCGTCAGACTCGCTTTCTTCATTCAGCGTGGGGCTAATAACGTACCCATACTAGCGACAGTATTTGAGGTGCCAAATCCAGTGCCTGCGAATCCACCTCTAACACTCAGCGGTTCCTTTCTTCTAGACGTTGGGGATATTGTAACCCTTTCTATTATATACTATCTAGCTGCAGGGAGAACCTTCACAATCCTTGGCGCTTCTGCGCCTCCCTTAGATTTTGATCTGAATACCTTCTGGTCATACAATCTCATAAAACCTCTCCCCTAAACATAGAATGTCCATCCCAACGAACGAAATCGTATTCGCTGGTGTTTGGAGCAGCGCCACCGCCTATAGACAATACGATGGCGTTGTAAGTCCAATCGATAGTCTTTTCTACGTGTATATTGGGGTGCAACCCATCACTGGAGGCTCCGACCCCTCCGTCCAGCCTTCAACTGATTGGGTGAATATTCCATCGGGCCCAACTGGCGATATCACGGGCATTGTGGCTGGTGATGGTCTTGTAGGAGGAGGGTCTACGGGGCAAGTGAATATAGCGAACTCTGGTGTGATTAGTCTAAACGGTCAAGCGGGGGACATTACGACTGCGCATGGTTCCTTTAGTAGCACAGCAATCCAGTCTATTACGGCCAACACTGTGCTCCGTCTGGAGTATGACACAACCGATGTGCCCCCCGTAGGTGTAAGTCTTATCACTGGGAATATTGCTTTTGCGGTCACCGCCGCTGGTGTCTATAAAGTTCTCGCATCTGTGCAACTTGACAAGACAACTGGTGGCAACGCAGTTGTCGTTCTCTTTCCAAGTGTAGATGAACAACCAGTCCCCAATTCAAGCACTTTTTTAACGGTTAACCAGAACCAGCAAGACATCATGACGATTGAATGGTTTCTAACACTAACTGCTACCCAAGTCGTGAGTATTAATCTTTATACTACGTCTAGCGGGTGTCGTGCGCTCGCTGTCCCAGCAGAACTAGGACCACCCGCCATCCCTGCTGTCCCTTCCATCATTGCAACTATTCTTCGCATAGCATGAATAGATGGAGGACGCTGAGGCATATTCTCTAAGCGACACGGATATCCGCAAACTACTCGGCAGTGGTATCAAAATCACGACCTACCCCGACCTTCATAAGGTGCAACAGATAGACGAGTTATTTGATAATAGGGGACGCGCCATCTTATTCGTCCCGCAGCAAAACGAGCAGCAAGGCCATTGGACATGTTTAATCAAGAGGGGCCGCGAGATTGAGTTTTTCGACCCCTATGGCGAACCACCAGACACGCAAAAGGATACTATAAGCGACGCGCAACTGGAGAAAATGCGAATGAATGAACCGCTTCTACATGATTTACTAGTCAATAATCCCTACAAGATTATCTATAATAAGGTACAACTCCAGAAATTAGAGAATGACGTCAATACATGTGGGCGGCATGTCGTTAGCCGCCTCCTCTTCTGTCGCCAACCAGTTGCTTCCTATCGCGAACGGATTAGGAAGTCTGGACTTCACCCCGACGAGTTCGTTGTCAAATTGACGTATGATGAACTCGGCAAATGAAAAAAATCACGATATACTATAGAAAATGGCCTACTCGTTTCGTAGCATTGTAGATGGTGGGGCTGATAGCGACATGGTGTATTACAACGCCTCTATCATCAACACTAACAGCTCAGATGCTGGGACCTTTGGTCCTCCTCCAGCGGTAAAGTTCAACGAGACTCGCGATGCGCCAATTGTAAAGGATGCTTCCCAATACAACTTCTCTATCATTCGATTCTCCATGAACGGTCCCAACAAGAATCTTCCTCTGTTCATTCCTATCATCCAGACGAATGGTACAGAGTTTCCCAATCAGCAGGATGTGAATAGGACTATCTACTATGTTACCATCGCATATCAGCGCCAATGGGCATATACGGATGTCAGTGGCGCAGCAGCAACCAAAATCTTCACCATCGCACCTCAGAGTACTCCCGTCATCTATCGCCCCGAGACACAGAATACCGTTGTGGCTCCGGTCCCACAAGTTCCGGTCACTGGTATCGCGCGCCAAGACCTCTCCTCTCGCTACTACTGGGTCTATACCTACAAGCACATGATGACGCTCATCAACGAGGCGATGATGAGCGCGATGAATCTGGCCTATAACGCTTTCCAAGCAGCATGGAATGCCGATACTGACATCTCTGGCGCTTCTCCCTTTCCTTATGCTGATTTTGCCGCCTTCCTTGCTGACCACGATGCGCCCTTCATCAAGTACAACGAAGAGAGTACGCTCATGGAAATCTACGGCGATACCCGCGCCTTCAACGTGAGCGGCCAGCTAGGAGGCGACCCAGATACTGTAACCGGCGCCCCAGCTGGCACGAATGTACCAGTTCCCGCTTTCGTGGCTGCGGCAATCCCAGCCCCACCATTCGCAGCCCAACCAGTATCAACCCCTTATCTCCGTCTCTTCTTCAATAGCAATCTCTTCGGTCTCTGCACCAACTTCAAGAACACCTTCTATGGTGCTAACCAAGGTAGCAAACTCGTATTTCCTCTACCATCAACCACTCCTACCGTTGTCACGCTTCCCACTACGGCATTCCTCCCAACAATTGTCCCATGCGCATACACCAATGAGATTCTGTTTCAGAATGACAACTACACCAATATTCTGAACAACAACCCATTTCTCCAAGGCCTCCAGAGCGTGCCACCCCCAGCCTACAATCCCTATTTCTTAATCCCGACAATCAAGCAGCGTCTGTATTGGATTAGCAAGCAGGACTACAATAGCACGAACTCACTCTGGTCTCCAATTAGCGCCATTGTATTCACGTCCACTCTTCTTCCGGTCAAGAAGGAATATGCTTCGCAGCCCGTGAGCGTGGGGCAGAGTAACGCAGGAGTGTCAACCGGCAGCGCCTCACAGTTCGAGGCCATTATTTCAGACATTACGATTGACCAGCAAGTGGAGAATGCTGATGGCTGGCGCGATTTCACTCTCTACGAGCCAACGGCAGAGTACAAGATGATGACGCTCACAGCCTCGCATGATGAAATCCGCAATATCGATATCCAAGTGTTTTGGAGGTATCGTCTCACCGGCGACCTCTATCCTCTGACCATGTTCAATTGCTCCGATGTGAATATCAAAATGCTGTTCCGCAAGGCGGATCTGTGAAAGTGAATATCCGGCGACCAATGAAACTCCCCAAAAAGAGGATGTATCGCATCCTTTTTTTGTAGCCTCTAGGTATAAGCCCCAATGTCTGCCGATATTGAGAAACTCGCCGTGTATGACGACCGCATTGTGCAGACCAGACCCAAGTTCGCCGTGGAGAAGGGAGGTCTCTCTCTGACCAACTCCCCTTTCTCTGCACTGTCTCAGACTAGCTCTCAGCACAGCTATAACATCTACGTACCTAGCGAGACTGTGTATGTGGCTCGCGATGTGGATTGGGCGTCTACTGTCTTCCTGCAGCTGGCCGTGTGGCTGAACGACACCGCTGGAGGTCAGTACCCCGTGGGCCAGCCCCTGTTCCAGCTGGGTGTGGACGGCTCTCTGGCTGCCTTCCCTCTGAACTCTTGCTGTGCTACAATGACCGCAACCATTAACGACACCACTGTGACCATTAACTCACAGGATGTGCTCCCCGAGGTTCTGCGTCTGACTGACTACAAGAACAACCGTCTGCAGCGCACATGCCCTACTATGTTAGACAAGTATCTGGACAATCGCGAGAGCTTGAACGCCCAGAACGACCCTATCAGTGGCTACAACAACGCTGCCCACGATTATGCAGAGGTGCCTAACGGCGCATGGGCAAACATCGTGTTCACCGACCCTGCTGGTAACGTGCTGGTCGGTACCAGTGGTGTGGGAACCGTCCCCGCCATCGCCTACACCTTCAACGGTGTGCAGGTGAAGATCGTGGATGGCGTACCCGTATCTACCGAGCAGATTGATGGCTCTGTCAATGGCCAGTATGCGGTCTTCATCAAGTTCCGCACTTCCGAGAAGCTGGTTCTGTCTCCCTTCATCTTCTCTGAGGAGCACAGCTACGATACTGGCCTGTTCGGCATCAACAACATCCAGATGGTGATGAACATGCGTGACCCCAACAGAGTTCTGCGTCTGCGTGATAGTGTGGTGGGGACCACTGAGAAGCTCTACTACGCAAATGCAGCGAGCGGACCAGCTGCCTATCTGCCACCAATTTCCTACAACAACAACGTGGCCACTGGCGCATTCCGTGACAGTGTGGTGAATGTGCAGTTTATCACCCCATCTCTGTCCATCCCTCTGCCTCCTAAGAGCGTTGTGCCCTACATGGAGTTCCCTCGTTTCATCACACAGATCCAAAGCACTACAATGGGAGCGGGTGAGACCAAGCAGCTGCAGAGCTCTACCATCACTCTGCCACAGATTCCCGATCTACTGATCATTTACGTGAAGGCTCTGGCAGACCCTGCGACTACTGCGACAGACAAGTCTCTGGATCCTAACCTCCCCCAGTGGGGGTCTGCTCACCTCCCCGTGGAGACAAGCATTGACGGCGGCCGTACCACTAACCCTCTGTCTGTGAATTTCGATAACTTCAGCGGTCTGCTGTCTTCTCAGACAACCGAGCAGCTGTATCACATGTCCGTGAAGAACGGTCTGGATATGGACTGGGCATCTTGGAGCGGTGTGGCCCGTGTGCCAACCGGTGCAAACGGTGCGCAGATTGGAACTGTGGGCGGCTTCCTAGTGCTGAAGCCATCCGTGGATCTGACCCTGCAGGAGGGGCAGGCACCTTCTCTGGTGGGTAACTTCACTCTGCAGTTCAATCTGCGTGTGCGCAACACCTTCCCTTTCAGTGTGCAGCCTCAGATTTTCATCATCACAGCAAACTCCGGCTTCTTCGAGAGCATCCGCGGCAGCTCTCGTATCATCAAGGGCGTGCTGTCCGAGCAGGACATCATTTCCGCACCTCTCTCCCCAGCTGGCACTCGCGAGGGTCTGGCCCGCATGATTGGTGGCAAGGTGATGGCTATGGCTAACAGACTGGGAATGGTGAAGAGTGGGGCACAGAAGGAAGAGAAGAAGGAAGCAAGGGAACACCAGATGGCCCCCGAGCCCCGAATGAACTCTGGACGCAGGGGTCTCCAGTCTCGCCTAATGTAAGGTCTCCGAGATTTCGTAATACTATTTTTCTCGTTCGTAGCCGCATGGCGGCTTTTAACGAGCCAAACAAAATATTGTTCATAGGTATAGCACAAAATGGCGGGCCTTGACAGTCTTTCGAACCCACTAGAGCGTATCTATTTGATGAATGGCGCAGGAAGCTTTTGTGGATATGTGAAGACTGATCCCATAACCAACAACGCTGATTGGAATGTGGATCAGCAGTATTTCATTGGAGACAGTTGCCGCTCCCCACTGGACGGATTTACCTATGTATATACCGGCGGCGATCTACCAGCCCCCCCAGCAGCCCCCCCTAACCAAGATACCGGCCCTATCACTTCCAAGCGCGGAGGTGCTGACCCATCTCTGGCTGAGGTAGCAAATGGAGGCGACTGGCTGCGTACTGCGCCCCTTTCTAGCGATGTGGGAAGTCTTGCACCAGTGGTGACACCCGGGGCCTCTTGGACTCTAACCGGTAACGTTCTAACACTCCCTGCGGCAGCTAGTGCGAAGTACATGGCGGTTGTTCATGGCTCGCTGACACTTGCTGCCGGCTTCAGTGCTGCAGATTGGTCTACTCTCACTCTAACCCCGAGCGGCACTGGTGCTGGGGCTGTGAATCTAACACTCAACGCTACAACAAACGCCACACCCGTCCGTTTTGGTCAGTCTGTTGTCTTCACAACTGGAACCGGTGCAGCCCCCTTCACTCTGACAGTGAGCGGAGCATCTGCAGGCACTGCTCCTACAGCTGTATCCCTAAGCGTGGAGGTCATCCGTCTGCAGTAAAAAGATAGCAGTGTATAGATAAGCAGAATGTCTCTGCTACCATTAGAAAACCCCTTGACCCGTCTGAACCTATTCCCGAATACCATGAATTATCGAGGAGGATGGTCGGCAACGGTACAATACTATGCAAATGATGTTGTAATCAGTGTTGCTGATTCCAAGACCTATATTCTCACGGGGAAAATAGCAATATTAGGAGGTGGAGACCCCTCTACGAATGCGGACTGGGAGACAATTGCTTCAACTGGGACAGGAGTCCAATCTGTTACAGCTGACGCGCTTACTGGTGTAGAGAACATTGGAACGGCCCAAAACGTGGTGTTAGTAAATACGGGAGTTATCTCTGTGACTACTAACACTCTGGATGGTATAGAAAATATCGGTACAGCACAAAATCAACAACTAGTGAACACAGGAGTGTTATCTGTCACCACTGTCCCTTCCTCTGGTATTAGTATTTCTGGTCCAGCGAATAAACCCATTCTCGCCAATGACGGTGTTATTACTGTTACAACCCTTCCTGCATCTGGTATTAGTATTACTGGCCCACCAACTAACCCCGTTCTTGCAAATGACGGGGTTATATCTGTAGTACCATCAACGGGTATTAGTATTACTGGACCCGCTAGCGCACCTACTATTGAGAATACCGGTATAATTACTATAACTGCTGGAACAGGGATTTCTGTATCTGCAGGTCAAAATCCATCAATTGGAAACACTGGTGTGATTAGTTGCTCTGAAGCGGTACCCCCCGCAAATGGTGGACTACAAATCACCGGCACTGTAACCGCTCCCGTCTTCGCATGGGGTCCTCTTGCGAGCGGCACTGTCCAGATCTTAAATCCAGCCGTGACAGCAACAGTAAATGTCCCTTATCCTCTCACAGCCACCAGTGTTATCATGCTAACATTTTACAATGATAATGTGATACCTCCCGCGAGCCCATATAACGCTAATCCAGTAGGTGGTCAAACAGTCTGGTGGAACTTGACGGCTACACCGACACAATTTGAGATCCAGCTAGGAAATACACCTGCGCCAGTTGACGCATATATATCTGTCAAATGGGCTCTCTTGGCTGTTTCATTATAATATAAAATCACACACCCTTATAGACATGCGATTCATTACTATACACAACAGTCTACCGGCCGATGTGTATAGCAATATAGCCCATTTAGCAAACCTCCCTACCATAACACTTTTAGCGCCAGCATGTTCGGAGAATAGTCATCAGATTTCCAATTACCTCGTATCTTCGTGTGCGACTTCCAAAAGCGATCCCTCTTGGCCGCAGCCGTTCCAGAAACAACCTCCTTATTCCTTTCTAAATGAGACCACAGAGCAAAATCATTGTACCCCACTCTCCCAAATCGGCGCACCTTTCCCTCTGGTGTCTGAATCTGCAATTTATGAGTTGCATCATCGCTGAACTCAATCGTATTCCCCTTGTATCCATTCCTCTCTGCTGCCCTTCGAGCATGGGCTAGATAGTCCTCTTCATCGACACCCATTTTCTCTAATTGTCTTTTAAACGTGGATTGAATCGATCCACCTTTGAAAATCCGGATCTTGTGGCGGTCGTAATACTGGAACATATCACCAAGCGGCCCCGGTAGATAACTCTTGAGATAATACTTCCATATCGGCTCTGCTGTCGTGCGCACCTCAACACCCGGAATCTTGTGACCAAACCATTTGTAAAGCGGGTCGTCCTTGTGATAGATGCGATTATGGAGAGGATTACCTCCCATCTCCTGCGGCTCAACAAGTGGATTGTAACTAATCCCGTTCTGGATTAGCCTATCGCGCAGGAATAAGTCTAATATCGCGCCACCAAGACTATGACCCGCCCCAATGTAGCGATACTCTGGAGGTGGAAGTCTCTTCTGAATAAACAGGAGCGTTTCGCGGTCTTTCTTGTATCGAGCACTATCCCGTAACCTTCCAGCAAATGCTGCTATATCTGCTGCGAGATCCGTGCTATCGCTCAATTCTGTTCCGCGAATGGCAACTACTACGAGATTTTCATGGAGATAGAACTTGAGTGTAGGTGTAGAAAATATCAATGTAAATGGCCCTATCTGCTTGCGCGTCTTCCCCGGATATGCGGATTGGGCCATTTGCTGTAAAAGGGATTTATGGATAGCGCCACCGACCAAAGAACCATTGCCAGTGTCAGCAAATCCTTCATCACCATAGGAACTCATCTCATGTAGAGTCGGATTTTTATGTAGCCACAATCCTATAGGAACGTCCTATAGGAGTGTGTCATTTAGATTCTGTAATATTTATGCCTTCTCGAATACAAATCCGCTACTCGTGCGCCTCTTGATGATAGCGCCATCGCGAATGAGTTTTAGAAGCTTGTGACCAAGGCTCTGGGCTGTCCTACAGTAAGGCAGTTCCTCAGCAACACAGAACTGACGGTATGCTACAAAGAACTCAGTGGCTGCGAGAGGCTTGCCATCCCACTGTTCTACAAAAGCCTCCTCGGATGTCTTCTCGGCATCCACTGTTGCGGACTGGAACTCAGAATAGGGTAGGATTCTTGGATTGAAATTGGAGATATCATGGCCAGCGAGGAACTTCCCAATAGCAATACCCGCCTCTGGAGTGAATAGAACTCTGCGAACCCTATCCCAGAACTCCCTATCACCTACTTTGATAGGAGAGCAATTTGAGATCACAAAGCGTCTCTCGCCATCAGTCATCTCCACGGGACATGCTCCATTGCTAGTGAATACAAGGCGATTGTAGTTGCGCACAGAAATGGCCTTCTGGCACTTGGGATTGAACACCTCGGTTGTATTGGTAATGATAGACTTTAGCTTGTCAGCATTGCGGACACAAATGCCACGATTTGCCTCCTCTAGCTTACAGAGAAACCTATTCTGGCGACCAGTATCATGGCCATCGAAGAACTGCTCGTTGCTTCCGTAATTGAGAGAGTAATCCTTCCCAATAACGAATTGCATTAGGAAATCAAATAGAGTGTCCTTACCACAACCCTTGCGACCGCTCATAATGAGCGCAACGCCCGGCAAGTCAAAGGGCTTCTGGATTAGATGAGCAAGCCAGTTGAGAATATACTCTTGTTGGGATGCCTCTCCCATCAGCGCAATCAGCTCCATGAATAGCGCAAGAGCCTCTGAACAACTATCCTCTCCATCCTTCTCCCAAGCGAAATGGGGAGACAGTACGAAGGTGGATGGGTCAGTAGAAGGCTCCATTTGAATAGTGCGAATACAACGCCTAGTCTCATCCTTCCTCCAGATATCAAAGAAGGGAGTGAAGTCCTCGAACTTCTCAGAATGCTTGAAACGCCAATGGCTTAGGTAAGCCTCCCTAGCATGCTCCATTGACATCCTCTGGATTTCGTTGCCATGAATAGCCACCATCTCATTCGTGGGCTCGTAGTAGAAGTTAGTATCCTCAAAGCGAGCCTTCATCTCGGTATATGCCTCGCGAGTGATACCCTTGACAATCTCCTCAGATGCGAGTGGCATGTCAAATGAAACGAACTCCTTCTCGACAAGTTGAATATCATACCCATTGAGTTGTAGAACCTCCTTCTCGGTCGCACGGATGTCGGCGTTCAAGTCAGCTCCCTCCCTGCGCCTCACCATTACACCATCATAAGCGAGAACATCTACATTCCATCCACGACTCTCAAATGAGGCCTTCATGGTCAGCATACACTTGCGCTCCTCTGTCTGGAGAATATAGGAAAGCAGAGAACCATAGACGCTCTTATCCTTCTGGGTCTTGCAATATGCCAATAGTTCAGCATGCTCAGAGAGAGATGCGAGATATTTGGAGAACTCGCGGACTTCCTTTGCGAGGGGAATGAGAAACTCATTGGTTGTAATGCCGCCATAGAGGACTCTGATAATCTCGGTCTTTGCCTCGTCCCTAGACCCACCAGCAACACGTAGGAACTCGTCACGGTTGCGACACAGCCTACTAATCTCTGGTAGATCCATCGAATGATGCTTATGGGCGTATTGCTCTAGGAGTACTGGATGGCAATTGACTACATCAATATCATGGTAGTAGTCCTTACAGAGGGTACCCCTACATTCCTTCTCTAGAGTCTCTAGGGAACCCTTAGTGCCAAAGAGTCTGCCATATCCTAGAGAACCGGCCTTCTTCTTAGATAGCGAATAGGTCACGGTCTGCTGGCATTCCACAGTCCCCTTCTTCTTGTTATTCCACAGAGACTGTAGGATAGCGGCTTGACCCGGATCAAGCTCAGCTCTGCGATTCCATAGGAAGCCTAGACCACGACGAGAGAACAGTTGGGTGCAAGACACAGAGGGGGAGTTCATTCTACTAGTAAGTAGGTAATTATTTTAAGCCGGACCGGAATTACAAACCGCCGGACCGGAGGGAAAAACTGCCGGAGACTTTGCCTCCCAATGCGCTATCTCATGGTCGATCCATTGCCTTGCTTCCTCAGCTGAATAGAAAGCTCCACTCTTTATGAGCCCTTGATAGTGATACTGAGCAGAATATCTCCCATCTACTCGATTCTTCAGCTTGTATATGAATCTACCTTTTACATGAGGGATATATAGATTGGCTATCCCGCTATTTCTAGGCATTATATAGGGGATATGCCGGACTTCTTTACGCCTATGCCATATTTACCGGAGAGTAAAGAAGTATTAGCATATATTTACCTATATGTAATAGCTTTTTATTACCACAGCGCAATTTAACATTAAAAAAACCGGTTTTTTTAATGTTAAACTGCGCTGTGGTAAAGGGAAATGCTTACTAATACGTAAATATATGCGAATACTTCTTTACTCATTGGTAATTAACTCGCGGATAAGCTCAAAGGACTTGGTAAAAACCGAACAACCCCATGGTAATGCTTAACGCGGGCGTGGTTTTCAAGTCCTTTGAGCTTTTAATACGAACTCTCTTAAAATGAAGAATCGATATTCTTGAGCAGTGTGATAATGCGCGCCTTTGCATTCCTCACCTTAGTATCCTCTCGAGGATTGTATGGGCCACCATACTCTCTAGGAATGCGAGACCCTAATTGCCTCAGCTTTCCAATTGTATTGTATTCCCTATTGAATGTATCCCTATCCCTTGGGAGATTGTTCCTCTGGAATATGCCATCTAGTCCTGCAGAGGATTGAGCTCCACGTGGAGCGCCACTGCTATCCTCACGACGAGGAGGTAAATCAGCGAGGCCATCGCCATTTTCATCCTCATAGACTGGGGCTGAGAGTCCTCCTAGAGGTATGCCTCCTAATCCTGCGGGACGTGCTGCTCTCGCTGGCTCTGGTCCAAGTGGCCCACTATTCTCAGCGATATAGTCAGCGAAGAATGGGAGATTTGTGCGCTGCATACCCTCAGCCACTTGCGCCGCTGTGAATCCACGCTCTACTAGTCCATCTGCCACCTCCTTCACGAAGTTATTAGGATTTGGATACTGTAGCTTCACGAACTCCTCTACATCGTCAGTATCTGCAAATCCAAGGTCTTCTAGTACTCTCTTAATCTGATCATCCACAACATCTTGTAGAATCAACCCATCCATTTGGGGAGCTTCTTGAGCATTGGGGTCGATTCCAGACATGCCTAGAGGCTGTACATAGGGAGGGAAGGCGTCCCGCTCCCTATCTGCATTCTCGCCGAAATACCCAGAATCACCATAGATGACTTGTCCATTACGCTCGCCAAAACGCTGACGCTGTGGGTCCTCATTGCGTCCAGCAAGAGGTGCGCGAGGCATGCCGC